CTCCGCGCACGGACGCGTAGAGGCTTGCGGAGTCCGTTTCGGGGGTGGAGGCGGTGTAGAGGCGGACCACGGGCTTGCCGTCGAGCCCGGTGGGGTCGAGGACGATACGCCGACCGGTGCCGGATGTCTGGACGATGGCGCCGGTGACGACGCCGCCGGTGACGGTCTTTCCGGTGAGGGCGTCGACGGCAATGTGGTCGGCCTGGATGGACCCGGCGGTGATGTCGGCGGCCTCAGCCTTGCGGGGTGTGCCAGCGACGGCTGCGGTGGCTGGGCTGGCCACGCCGGAAGTGCTGCGGGAACGCAGCTTGATGTGCCACTCGGCGTAGGGAAGCGGGACGACGACGCTTCCTCCCTGAGGGGTCTCGATCGTGTCGCGCAGGCTGTTCTGGTCGGGGCTGAAGTCGCTGGTGGCACCGACGTGAACCTCCACGCGCATCCAGTCCAGCGGGGCCGGGGCGCCGTCGGCAAAGGTGCCGTCCCACGTGACGGTGAGAGCGGCGAGGGCCGACTCGACTACCGGCGCGGACGGTGTAGGCGGGGTGGGACCGTTGGTGATGTTGACCGCGGTGGTGCCGTCGGCCTGCTGCCCGATCAGCCCGCGCAGCGACCCTGACTGGTCGCGGATCTCCAGGGCGGTGTTGTCGACGCTGGCGGACCCGAGGCGGGACTGCCGCTCGACGGCGGCGAGCCGCTTCTCGAGCTGGGCGAGCTTACGGCCGATGTCGGTGGTCACGGGGTTCCTCCGTACTGGTAGGTGTCGGCGGGGCGGAGGCTGATGGTGGCCTGCGGCCCGCCGGTGGCGTGGGGGCGGATCGTCCAGCCGGTGACGCGGCACCAGCCGGTGTAGTCCGTCCAGGCGTTGTGGACGCGGGTGTACACGTCGTCCCCGACCTGCCAGGACCCGAAGGGGGCGGCGGGGGTGTCGCGGATGGTGATCTGCTCGACGGTGCCGAGGTTCTGCCGCACGGCGCGTTCCGCGTTGGCACGGGCGGCGAGGACGTCGTTGGCCTTGATGTCGGGCAGGTCGAGGACGTGCTCGAGGCGCAGGCGCCCGTTGCGGACGGCGGAGATCTGGCGGCGCTTGGCCCGGCCGTCGCCTGCGCCGGCGGCGATGACGACCTGGGCGTAGTCGTCGCCGGCGAGCTGGATCTCGGGGTCCTCGACGACGTTCACCCCCGACGCGAAGCTGATGTCGGTGCGGCGGGCGCCGAGGCGGGGCCAGCCGAGCCGGATACGCCGCACCACCGCCGTACGGTCGGTGTTCCATTCGCTGGTGCAGGTGTAGTCGGGGGTGGCGTCGCCGGAGACGAGGTCGTCCATCCGGTCCCCCAGGTTGGGGTGTTCCCAGAACGGAAAGCTGTAGGGGTCTTCGGGGGTGCCGACCTTCGCGGTGGAGGTGGTCGGGTCGACGAGCACGCCGAGGTCACCGTCCGGGACTGACTGGAGGTAGGCCCAGATGTCGCGGATCACCGTGCACGGGTCGGCGTAGGTGTAGGGGCCGCGGCCGCCGAGCTCGCCGTCGACGTCGTGGCGGCGCTGCGCGTACGACGACCAGGACGCGGCCTCGAGGGCGAGCCGGTTGCCCTGGGTGCGGACGTCCCAGACCAACCCGCCCCACTGGATCTCGCCGTCGGATTCGACGTAGATGCACGTGGTGCCGGGGTCGGCGAGCGTCGGCTGCTGGGCGAGCAGCCGGGGTTCCAGGGTGCCCGACAGGGTGCCGGGCCCGTTCAGCTCCGGCCCGTACTCCAGGTCACGCAGCGGCAGGGCCAGCGACAGCCACTCCCCGGTCAGAGCGTGCTGGGTGAGGACCCGGCCCGGGGCGGGGGTCACCGGGGCGCCTCGACGAACTCGATGTCCCCGATGAGGGTGGTGGACGGGTCGACGGCGATGCGGCCGGCGTTGCCGGAGTAGCCGGATGCCTGGGCGCGCAGGAGCTGGGTGGTGCCGCGGTAGGAGTCAGGCAGGGTGAGGGTGTCCGTGCACGCGGAGTTGGTGCGGCGGGTGACGTTGCCGGCGGGGTCGTCGATGGTGACGTTCTGCACGGTCAGGGACGCGCCGAACGTGGCGCGGAAACCGCCGTAGTAGTCGGCGGTGGTCAGGCGCATGGAGATGCCGTCGACGCGGATGCGGACGATGCTGGCCCACTCGGGCACGGGCACGTTCCAGCCCGGCGCCGTGGAGAAGTACGAGTAGGTGGTGCTGGCGCCGATGAGCGCGCTGAGCGCGGTGGGCGACTGGGCGGGCAGCAGCGTACGGTCCCGGCGCGGGTTGGCGATTTTCCGGACATCCGTGATCATCGCGTTGGTGATGGTGGAGGTGGAGGCGGGGATGTCGATGCGGGCCAGCGGTATCCCGGTCCGCCCGTCGGGGATCGTGGTGGCGCTGGCCGACACGTTGGGGATGACCTGGAAGTAGGCGACCGGGTCGGTGGCCGGGTTCAGGGTGCCCTCGTACTGGGGGTCCTCGACGCGCAGGATGAGCAGGTCGGAGCGGCCGGTACCGCCGGTCGGGGCGATGTCGACGGTGGTGGTGCCGACGTTCGCGACGGCGTAGGTGCCCTGGAACGCGGCGGCGCGGCCGCGGACGACGCCGGTGCCGGAAGCGACCTGCACGGCGCCGCCCGGCGTGCCGAGCTCGGTGACTTTCAGGTCGGTGCCGCGGGTGACGCCCTCGTTGCCGCGGGAGAGGTCCTCGACGAGGAGGCGGAACTGCTGCGCGGAGTGGGTGGCGCCGTTGACGAGGATCGGCTGCGGGATCAGGGGCACGGCGGTCTCCTCAGAGCACGGTGTAGGCGTCGCGCCAGGTCAGGCGCATGCGGGCGGTGTTGGTGTGGTCGAACGCGGTCCACCGCATCTCGCTGGTGCCGGGCGGCAGGGAGAACAGGTCGATCCGCGAGGCGGGGGTGAGCAGGGAGGCGGCGTTGCCGCCGGTCTCCCGGGTGACGGTGCGGTGCCCGGGCCGGGTGTCGATCTCCACCCACTGCCCCGCGGTGAGGGTGAGGGTCGGCATGGCGAGGGTCCGGCCGGACTCCGCGTGGATGATCGTCACGTTGGAGCAGGGGCCGGTGATGCGGATGACCGGCCAGGCGTCGGCGGTGCCCGTGTTGGTGGCCCAGCCGGGCCGGTCGGCGGCGGTCGCGCCGTCCTGGACGTAGATGGGGGCGGTCACGGGCGCGGCGAACCCGCCGCCGGTGAGCCAGCCGAGAGGGATCTCGGTGACGGTCTCGGTGTCGGCGTACCAGGTGGGGTCAGTCGCGACGAACTCGATGTCGAGGGGCATGTAGCCGTGCTTGACCTGCGCGTACTCGGCGTCCAGGCGGCGCAGTCGTCCCTCGAGGCGCTTGGTGGGGCGGCCGGGCCGTTTGATCCGCAGGTGTGTGGTGGCGCCGCCGGTGAGGCGTACGGCCGGGTCGAACGCGGGCTGTTGGAGGGTGGCGAGCATCGTCTCGCACGCGGTCGGGTCGCCGGGGGTCTTGATGGCGGCGTCGATCTGCACGGAGCGGGGCGCGAAGTAGTCCGGGCCCGGCCACGCCCCGTCCATGGAGGGTTGGTCGTGGTCGTTGTCGCGGACCGGGGGCCGGCCCAGGCCGGTGATCTCGATGAGGTTGACGGTGGTGCCGGATCCGATGACGGTGCCGCACAGGTCGATCTGTCCGTCGGTCAGTACGGGCTCAGTAGCCACGGGCTGCCACCCCTCCCCTGCGTGCTCGGCGGACCTGCCGGCCGACCTGCGCTCCGATGTCGGCGGCGCTGGCGCCGGTGCGGACGGCGGGGACGGTGACGTAGGTGTCGCCGCCCTCCTTCACGACGACGACCTGCCGGGACGCCTGGAGGTCGGTCAGGCCGAGCCCGAACCGGCCGGCGACGTCGGCGAGCACGCGCGTGGCGGCGCGGCGCTTGGTGGCGCCGAGCGGGATGAACGCCTCCCCGCCCGTCTGCGGCTCGGCGAACGTGACGGCGCCGCCGACGGTGGAGTAGATGCCCTCGCGGATGCCGCCGTCGGCGTAGGACAGGCCCTTGTTGGCGCGCGCCAGGTCGGCGAGGAACTTCCCCGCGCGCGGGCCGAGCGCCGACTTGATCCGGGTGGACGCCTTGGTGGCGACGGCGATGATGTCGTCCTCCCCCAGGCCGGTCGCCGCGGCGACGTCGTGGATGCCGGTCTTCGAGGTGGTGATCGCGGCGATGATGGCGACCAGCTGCTCCACCTGGTCCGGGGACAGCGCGTTGGCCGCCTCGCGCGCGGCGGTGTTGGCGTGCCGGGCGCGGCGCGGGTCCTTCACCGCGGCGGCCGCGAGGTCGGCGGCGGCCTGGTCGCCCTGCGCGGCGAGCGCCCTGGCGAGGTCGCTGTTCCCCTGCGCGGCGAGCTTCAGGAGGTTCGCCTGGAACGCGGCCTGGTCCTTGACGGTCTTGGTCAGCTGCCCGGTGTAGTCGCCGAGCGTCGCCTTCGACGCGTCGGCCAGCGCCTTCAGGTTCGCGGCCATCTGCCGCGTGTACTTCGCGGAGCCGTTCGCCATCTTCCGGGTCAGCTCGATGCCGTCCTCGCCCATCGCCTCCCGCGCCGGGCAGGACGTCGCCGACGCGCTGGAGGCGACAGTGGCGAGGTCCTTGCGCCAGGCGCGGGCGACCCGAGTGGAGGACACCAGCCGGTTGGTGAACGCGGTCAGGGAAAACTTGCCCTTGTCGTCGCGCGACGACAAGGCGATCCCGGA